GCTTTGTATGTGCTATGAATGCGGGTGCTAGTTTGCAATTTATCACTGTGCCACTTTTTTATTTTTAAAATCTTAGCTGCTAGTCGTTCTACGGCCTCAATTGTTGCGGGTATTGTGTAGGTGGTGCGGCCTATTTTGTAGGTCGTAAACTGGCGTTTTTCCGTCATGTGTTCCCGCTCGCTTTGGCGGTTTGTCGTTTGAAATAAGTAGCCAAAATCATCGATTGCCCATGTATTGCCCTGGCTTGGGTGGTTTTCAATTGCAGTTATCCAAACGGGGATTTTCTTGCGGTTTATGGTTTTGTAGCTGTGCACTGTTTGCACTATTGAATAGCTGCCTGGCCGCTCTATAGCTTCAATTGTGTTTCCGAAATCGTCGGTTTTCCCGTATTTAAAATGGTTTGAATAGTTGCGGGTTTTAATGGTGGTTTCCCGTTCTAGCGGGTTAATTGACATTTCGCCCAATAAATCGCGCAGTTGATCAAAACCCTTAGCGGGTAAGTCGATATTAATTTTAGGCTGTGGCAATCGTTCGGCCATGGTTTGCGGTTCTGGTGCATCGGCCTCTAAGGTTGAAACCCATTTGCTGCCTAAGTAGTAACCACGCCATGTGCCCACTGTAAATTCGGCGCTACGGTGCGCGCCTGATTCGCCTGTAGGTTGCAGTTCAATAGATTGACCATGAAACGGGCCGTTGATACACATAATAAAAACGGTTTCAATAGTGTTTAATTCACGCTCACGGGCGCGTAAAAATCTGCTTACACTGGCTTTGGTGCCAGCATCAAGGCCAATTAAACCGGCTGGGTTAAATTTGAAGCCTTCTGTTTGGTGGTATTTGGTGTTCATGCTTGCACCTCAACTGCAACAGTTTTGCCGTCATACATAGTGAAAATAAAACCATCAAGGCAATACTTAAAATCACTGTGAACTGCTGCCCATGCGGCTTTTGTATAAAACAATATGTAAGCCTCAACACGAATAACGTTATGCTCTTTTTCCTCGCCGGTCACGTCATTTTCAGTGACAAACGTTTTGCCTGTGTAGTAGGCTTTTGCGCCTTCGATGTCTGTATTTATTTCACTGACCCAGTATTTGCCAGTGTCGCAAGTCACTGTAACGGCTGTTTTGTAGTTTTTCATCATGTTGTCCTATTAGCCTATTCACCGGCTTATGGTGTTACTGCGTTTTGCAGTGGTTTAATTATATACGTGATTCTCGGATAAATGCAAGTATTTTATTAGGATAAACCCTAGTTTATGCAAATATATTTGTTATTTGTTGGTTTTAGTGGTCATTTATGGCTGTAGCCTGCGTATTGATTGCCTTAGTAGCTATGCAATGTATAGCGGGTTGTTATGCTGTGCATCGTGCCTGGTGTTGCTGGGTTACATGGGTGCAATAGTCCGGGTGCTGCAGCTGGGTTGCATCATGCGGACATCATGCGGGCGTCATGGTGCATGGGTGCATGGTGGCCGCGTGCTATCAATGGTGATGTGTTATACAATCGCGGCTAGTAGCTGCAGTCCCTCACTCGCGCCTATGGTCTAGTGTTCATTGTTGATCAGTGACGCGGTGGCCGTTGGCCTTTGTGTTAGAGGGTGTCACCATGTCAGCGCGCTGGCTTGCATCATGTAAGCGTCAATCAAACTATTCAATTCAAGATCAATCGACCAGGTGCGCGGCTGTGCTGTGCGTGACTGCTTGCGCGTGGGCGCTGGGTGCATGCCATGCGCGGCCCTACCCCCCAATAGGTACTTCCACAGCGGAAAAGCATGCGAGGTGTTCGACCGCGCTTGGACGGATTTGTGGGAGAACTTTCAAAGCATGTTAACTCTGTATTGGCACTTAATCCACTTAATCGCCTGCAGGGGGTTAATTGATGGCTGATTTGCTCTCAAGCATTGAACTTGACGCCGCTCTCGCCGCTGGCGAAGCCGCTGCCGCGCTGACTTACGCGCCGAATCAAAAAGCGCTGGCGGTGGCGCTGGGGTTCACGGGGGCGTATGTGTCGCAGCTCAAATCTGCGGGCCGCATCAAACCCGAGCCCGACGGCACTTGGTGCGTTGAAACCGTCAAACAGCAGATTTCCGACACGTCCGACCTTGGGCAAAGCATGGCTGCTGAGACTCGCCTCAAATCCCGCACCGAGCCCGCCGCCCCTGAGTCGACCGATATGGGAATTCCCATATCGCAAACCTTCGACGATGCGGCCGAGATCGACCACGACACCATCTACACCGAAGACCACGATAAGAATTTCAAAATCGCCCGCTCCCTGCGCGAACGCGAGCTGGCCAAGACCGCGCAGCTCGTGCGACTAGAAACCGAGGGTATGACCGTCCTGAAAGCCGACGTCGACCGCGCCGCCTACACCGAGGCGCGTGTGATCCGCGACAGCATCATGGGCTTTTGTACCAAAATTTCCCCGCTTTTAGCACCCATCACCGACCCCTTCGAGCTAGAGCGCATGCTGCGCGAGGGGATTCGGCAGGTGTTGGCGGATTGTGTGAAGAGAGAAGAGGTGACAGTGTGACATGGATATTCAGCCAAGCCCTATGCAACCAGATTATTCAGGATTGCGAGAACTCGCCCTCTTTGCAGGTGCTGGCGGTGGATTGCTTGCCAGTCGTCAACTTGGATGGCGAACCGTCTGCGCCGTCGAGTGGGACGACTACGCCCGCAATGTACTTGTCGCACGGCAAAACGACGGAAGCCTTGAAGCTTTCCCGATTTGGTCAGACGTGCAAACCTTTGACGGACGACCATGGCGCGGCATTGTTGATGTCATATCTGGCGGCTTTCCCTGCCAAGACATCAGCGCAGCCGGCAAAGGTGCAGGCATCGACGGCGAACGCTCAGGCATGTGGCGACACTTCGCGCGCATTATTGGCGAAGTACGACCCCGCTACTGCTTCATTGAAAACAGCCCAATGCTCGTTACTAGAGGACTTGAGCGAGTCCTCTGTGACCTTACCCGCATGGGGTATGACGCGCAATGGGGATGTATATCTGCAGCCGAAGTCGGCGCGAATCATGGGCGTAACCGAATCTGGATTGTTGCCAGACGGTGTGAATTACCATCACACGCCCAACACGCACGGCATGGATGGCGGGAGCAACAGCCGCAAAGCCTTTGCAGCGCGTCAATTACCGTGGGCAACCCCAACCACAATGGACAAACTCCCACCGAAGTCAGAGACAGCGCTTATGCGTGAAATGACCATAGCCCGACCAGGAAGAAGCCAGCCAGCGAATTTGCGGGATCAGGTGAGTAATTCGCAGAATTGGCCAACACCAACACCAACGCGCCGCAGCCCGCCAGACTGCCCAGCCGAACGCGAGAGACATTCGCCCAGCTTAGAAGCAATCGTCAATACGCGCTACCCAACCCCATGCAGCACAGACCACAAAGGCGCAGGTCAATCAGGCGATCTCCGAGATCGCCTGGACTATGCCGTTGAGCGCGGTGGTACAAAGTCAGCCACTTTTGAGAAAAACGCAGCGGGGCAGCTATCACCAAATTGGGTTGAATGGCTCATGGGCTGGCCTATCGGCTGGACGGACTTGACGGCAACCCGTTTGATTCAACCCGACTGGAAAAACGACCCAGCAAACCTGCCAGTTGACCACCCCGACTACACCCCGCGAGTGATCAGCAAGCTACCGCACCGCGCAGCTCGGATTAAGTGCATTGGGAATGGGCAAGTGCGGCAATGCGCAGCTACAGCGTTTGTGATTTTGGCAGGCGGGATACACGCCTAAATGCTAGCCAACGGCCACGCCTCCTACCGCCAGTCGTTTCACGCTGGCCTGATGCCAGACCCTGAAATGTGGGTGGATGAATGGGCTAAGTCGCATGCCTATATTCCGTCTGAGGGCAACGCCGAGGGGGGGAAGTACAACATTGACCGCACGCCGTTTGCGCAGGAGGTGATGCAAGTCCTTAGCCCTGGCAACCCGTGCACGCGCGTGGTGGTGATGGCGGCTTCGCAGATGTTGAAGACGCAAACGGCTATGAACTGGCTCATGTCGGTGGTTGACGCGGCACCGGCAAACATTTTGGCGTTGATGCCGTCGGGCGATTTGGCGGCGCGGTTGAGTGCGCGGATCAACAAAACACTGAAAGCCACACCCAAAGTCACCGACCTGTTCGCCCGCCCACGCACGCGCGACGGTAAAAACACCGACAGCACCAAAGAGTTTCGCGGTGGCACGCTGCACATTGCCACGGCTGGCAGCGCGGCTAATTTGGCTGAAATTCCAGCACGCTACGGCTATGGTGACGAGATTGACGACTGGGAAAGCGACTTGCAAGGGCAGGGCGACCCGGTTGAGATTTTTGAGAATCGCGGATCCACCTACGGGCGCAACCGCAAATGGTACTACTCCAGTAGCCCAAAGCGGCCACGGGGTATCAGCAAGATTTTGGAGCTGTTTGAAAAGGGCGACCAGCGCTACTACTTTGTCGGTTGCCCCCACTGCGGTCACGAGCACACGCTAGACTTCACCAACATGCGCACCGACGACGCGCTGACCTGGGCCAAGATGATGTGCCCTGATTGCGGCGCACTTATTGACGAATTTGAGAAAACCGCCATGCTAGCCAAAGGCCGCTGGCGGGCTACGTCGACCAGCAAAGACGGCACAGTCAGCTTCACCCTGAGCCAGTTGTATGCCCCCATGGGCTGGACCAGCTGGCTAGACCTTGCCCGCCTGCACGACGCAGCCGAGGAAGCACTGCGCCATGGCGACCCCACCAAAATGCAAGCCTTCTACAACACCCGCTTGGCGCTGGTGTATGACCACAGCAAGGGCGTTACCACGGTTGACGCGCTCAAAGCCCGCGCTGAAGACTACCCACCCCGCACTATCCCAGACCCCGCCTTGGTCGTCACCATGGCGGTTGACACGCAGATTGACCGGCTTGAGGTGCAAATCGAAGCGTGGGGCCCGGGCATGGAGCATTGGATTGTGGACCACATCGTTTTAGACGGCAGCCCAGCCCGTCCGCCTGATGAGGTGGGCAGTGTTTGGCAGCGCTTGGACGTTATACGCCGCACACCGTTTCAGCATGCCAGTGGCGTGGTCATACCCATTTCAGCGTATGGCAATGACTCGGGCGGCTCCAACACGCAAGACGTTTACAACTATGGCGCTGCCCGCCGCGCCAGTGGTTGCCGCATTTTGAAGGGTGCCAGCCGCCCAAATCGCCCCATCATCAGCGCCAAACCCAGCAAGCAAGATATTGAGTGGGGCGGCAAACACATGCTTGATGGCGCAGAGCTTTGGATTGTGGGCACGGATGTAGCCAAAGACTGGATTTTTAACCGCATTGAGCTACCGGCTGGCGCTGGGGCGCTGCATTTTCACAAAGGTTTAGATGATGTTTGGTACGAACAGTTGCTGGCTGAGCGAAAAATCAGAAAAATGCGCGGTGGCCAAGTGGTCGAGGTGTGGGAAAAGCCGCAACACGTCAAAAACGAGGTGCTTGACTTGTCGGTGTACAACCTCGCCATCGCCTTTAACCTTGGCCTGCACAAATGGAGCGCCCTAGACTGGCAGCGCCTGCGCGATAAGTTGATTCCCAAAGGTCGAAGTGAAGATATGTTTGCCGCGCCTTTGTCTAATTTGCCAACGCCGGTACCGGCCTCGGCCGCATTGCCAGAAAACGAAGCTAAAACAGACTCTAGCCCGCAAGATACAAGCCTAAGCAGCTATAAAAACGATAGTGAAAATAACAATGAAAATAAACCCATTACAGTAGCCAAAAACCCCGCTACAATACCAACACCTTTAACGCCAGCCGCTGTCCCTCCTCCAGCGCTATCACCCGTTTTACCCGTCGCACCAGCCGCACCCCAAGTGCCGGCACGCGGCACGGTACGACGAACCTATAGCCGAGGAATCAACGCATGACAGTCGCTGAACGTAACCCTTTAGTCAACATTGATGGCGCACGGCCATTAACTGCAGACAAGCGCCACCAAATCACCCGCTTCGCCCACGCAGCCCGCCTGCGCACAGCCAAAGAAGACGCCGAAGATTTAGAGATGGCTGGGGGAGACAACAAACAAGAAAGCGCCCATTTGAAGGCGCTGTGCAACCAGTGGGTAAATTGGTGTCATACCCGCCGCTACTACGGCCCCGCGCCCGTAGCAGGCACAATTTTAGGCAAACTCAGCGGTGCAAGCCGTGCCGGCATACCCGGTGGGCCAGACGCGGCCTGTGGTGCAGAACTTGCCGCGTTTCACCTAGCCGTCATCGGCCAGCCACAAGCGCTAGACCGCTTCGCGTTTGAATACCACTATTTGCACGCGGCCAACAAAAACATCAAAGTCCACGCCAACACACTAGGCGTCAGCCGCAGCCACTGGTATCGCCTGATCGACAGCTTCACCCGCCGAGTCTACGCAGCCAGCCGCGAGATCATGGCCTACCAAGCCAGCCGGCCACTGGGGTTGGCGGCTGGGGTGGATTTGCAGGAAGATTAATGTTTATCCAGCAACTGCGCTACAATCCCGTTGTTACGTTGAAAAAACGTGACACGGGTTTGACAGCCTGTTGCAATTCGCGGCCAAGAGCCGCAACCGCACAGTTTGCGGCTTTTTTGTTGGCACCATTTATGGCGGTGCTGATGGGAGGGCGCAAGCCCTGCCGGTTTCGCTCCGCGAGTTGCCCGGTCTGTCAACCCATCAGCACTGCCGCCCAATTTGACAGTTGAGCGACAGTTGTTTAACGCAACTTTGGAGCTCAACATGGTAAAGATTCCCTCGTCTAACACCGTACCGCACATAACCGTCACCGACGGACAACTCACCACCACCAGCCGCGACGTAGCAGAAGCCTTTGGTAAGCGTCATTCTGATGTAATTGAGCGTATTACAAAGCTGGATTGCAGCGAAGATTTTAGGGTGCGGAATTTTCCGCAGGCATCGTTTTCGGTCAAGCAGCCCAATGGTGGAGCTACTGAATACACCGAATACCGCATCACCCGCGACGGCTTTTCGTTTTTGTGCATGGGTTTCACGGGTGCTAAGGCTGCGCAGTGGAAAGAGCGCTATATCAGCACATTCAACGCCATGGCCGCAAAGTTGGCCGAACCTGTGCCAAGTTTGCAGTTTCGCCGGTTTTTGATGTGGTACGACGACCACGGCGTTGAGCAGGTCAAAAACGTACCGATGGATGCGACAGTCATCAGCCCTAGCAACCCTGACAAGTTGGCAGAGTTTTTGTTGCACGAGGTGCCGCAGCATCTACTAGGCGAAGCTATTGCCACACTCACAGGCCGCGCCTTGCGCCTGCTGAATGATCACCAGCGCCAAAGCGGCGCAACCGCAACCACAACCAAGCGTATCGGCTAGATTTTTACGTCATTTATGGAATAAATACGCATCTAGCCGGCGTATTTATTGCCTAAGTAGCTATCAAATTAATTATGAATAATCAAATTTTGACACAAGAAGAGTTAAAAAAACAACTTCAATATGATGAAAATACGGGGTTGTTTAGTCGTTTTACAGCTAAACAGGGAGCAAGAGTTGGGTTAGTGCTTGGTAGTGGTGATGGCAAAGGGTATTTGGAAATTCGTGTTAATTGGAAAAAATACAAAGCGCACCGCCTTGCATGGCTTTATGTGTATGGCGAATTTCCTAATTGTGATCTTGATCATAGAGATGGCAACAGGTCAAACAACCGCATAAAAAACTTGCGTTTGTGCACCGAAATGGAAAATTTAAAAAATTCAGGTGTTAGAAGTGGCAATGTGTCTGGTGTGAAGGGTGTCAATTGGCATAAATCACGGGGTAAGTGGCAAGCTCGTGCAACCGTGAACTACAAGACGCATTACCTAGGTTTGTTTGAAACACTAGAAGAGGCAAGTGCCGCTTACCAAGCATTTGCAATACTTAATCATGGCGAGTTTTATAGACCGCCTAACATGTTAAGTTAATCGCGTCAAGAATTAAGTTGTCGCCAAAATCGGAGACAACTTAGTTCGTGCAAACAGGAGACAAATCACCTATATTTAACCCATATTTATGTGAGTCTTAAAATTCCGCCTAGATAAAACAAACCGTAAAACTCGACAAAAAGCCTAGTTTGCTACCCAGCAGCTAGGCTTTTTTGTTGGCTAAAACAAATCACCTAAAAACCACGCAAAACCATGTTCACCATTCGCAGTTCGGGCTCTATCGCTCAGATGATTGCAGAGGTGAGGGGTATTCCTGCGCGGGTGATTCCTTATGCGGCTTCTACCGCGTTGACGCGCTGTGCGCAGCGGGCGCAAAAGGTTGATTTACCGGCTGAAATGCGCCGTGTGTTCAGCAGCCCAACGCCTTACGCGATTAACAGCCTGTTTGTGCAGCCTGCCACTAAAGACAAGCTCAGTGCTCGCGTGATGGTTAAAAACACGGCTGGGCGTGGGGTGGTGCCTGAGAATTTTCTGTTTCCTGAAGTTGCCGGCGGTGGTCGTAAAAACAAAGGGTTTGAAACTTGGTTGCGTTACAGCGGGTTTATTGGTTCTGGTGACCATGCTATGCCTGTTAAAGATTGCCACTTGCTAGATGCATACGGCAATGTGTCGGGGCCAGTCACGCGCGGGTTGATGTCTGCATTGCTTGATTCAAAAGGCGGTGCAACCACCTACAAGCTCAATGCCAAGGGTAAAAAGGTTATTGACAAGCGTGGTCGTGCAGGTGGGCTTATTTTTGCCATCACCAAAGG